GGAAATTGCTGACTTTTATGGTCCAAATTTGTTCTTTGTAGCTTGCAAACATGCAAGTGACTCTGGGAATGAGTTTGTGATTGGAAATGCCCTTTTCATTAAGGGGCATGTGTGTGTGATACAGACACATGTTGTCAATCCAACAGAACGCAAACATATTCGTTTCATTATGGATAGTGGATGTGGAGTTACTAAAAACTTCACTGCATTTCCTACTGTGGAGGATTTCCAACCACTTGGTGATCATTTGTCAATTGCAAATATACAAGCAGTCCCATTGCGCAGAGATTTGACTTTGTCATTACCACCTAAGACTATACGCCAGTTTCATGGTAAAGGTTTTTTGGTGAAGCGTGATAGGAATGGGGAATTACTCATTAAGAAGGTTGCTAATCTTCGATGGGTTGATTCCATATTTGGAGAAACAAGCTGGATGGCAATACATGCCTGAAACCCCAACAAAATGGGGAGATTGTGGCTCCTTATTATTTGCAAGTACACCTTCTGGTCCAGTTTTAATTGGTTTACACCAGTATGGACATGGTCAAACAAAAGAAAGTGGAGCGACAGATTTGACTATTCTTGAGGAAACTATTGTCCAGATTGGTTTGAATGAGATAGGACCTGGTGATGTTTCAGAAGAGCAAGGACGTGCTGGTAATTTGACGACCTTACATCCGAAATCAATTGCTTTGACAACCGAAAAATCGGTTCCGGCAGAAGTTTATGGATGCTTTGATGGTTTTCGCCAGAAGTCAAAGTCAAATGTAGTACGTACAGAACTTGCACCAATTCTGGAAGAACATGGATATGTTATTGAACATGGACCACCAGATATGTCATTTGCTGCTTCCAATAATCATTTTGAGAAAATGGAAGTACCATTGCATGACAAACGTTTGGATGTTCAGCGTGTGGCAATGTTGAGTTTTCTTGATCATGTGATGAAACATTTTGATTCCAATTGGAAAGATGAATGTCACATAGTGGATCAGCAGACTAGTATTAATGGTCAACCTGGAGTTAGATGTTGATGCTATCAACTTGAAGACTTCTGTTGGACATCCTTATTCTGAGAGCAAGAAAAAACACATGTTCACAGAAACTGGTGATTGGAATTCAGAGAGGTTTGTTAAGGATAACATTCAGAAAGAAATTGATCGATTGTGGGACAATTATGTTCAAGGACGGAATGGTAATCCTATTTCAAAAGCTTCATTGAAAGATGAAGCTCGTGGTTTCGCTAAGATTGAGCAAAAGAACACACGAGTGTTCTATGGAGGTTCATTACCCTTCACTATTGTTCAGCGACAGTTATTTTTGTGGTTTGTTCGATTAGTTCAGAAAAATCCTTTCACTTTCATGATGGCACCAGGAATGGATGCATCGGGACCACAATGGCATCAACTTTATGAGTTCTTATTTGATTTTTCAGATCAAGCTATTGCTGGCGACTACCAGAAATTTGATATCACCATGTCTGCTGAGGAGATGCATCTCGCATATGAATTTATTATTCTCTTGGCAACAAGACTTGGTGCGACTCCAGAACATTTGAAAATGATGCGAGCTTGTTCTGAGGATTCTATTCACGTGTTGATTGACTTCTTCGCAACTTTAATTAGGACGAATTGTAATCCTTCGGGACATGCTTTGACTGTCATGATCAACGGTTTGGTCAATGTCATACGAGTTATCACAGCATTTGCACTTACTCAGATGGAGGGTAACTCCAAGAGAGAAATGTGGCGATGTTGTGAATTGTTCTTTGAACATGTTCATTTGATGACATATGGAGATGACAATGCGATGACTGTGAAAGATAAACCAGAATTTAATCACACCTCAATGCAGAATATTTTTACTGAGATGGGAATCACATACACTATGGCTGATAAAAAAGCCGCATCTGTGCCATATATTAATCAAGAAGAAACAACTTTTCTCAAAAGAGGTTTCAGGTTTGAAACTGAATTGGGAAAGTATGTTGCACCTTTAGATCAAGCATCCATGGTAAAGATGTTAGCTGTGATGATTCCTTCAAAAGTGGAATCTGCTGAGCAACAATTATCACAATCGATACTAAGTTGTCATAGAGAAGCTTTCTTTCATGGGAGAGAGATCTTTGATAAATGGGATGGACTTATCAAAAATCCTTATAGGTACTGCAGTAGGACCATATGTGCCGGAATTGCCGGCTTGGGAATATTATGTGCAGTGGTATAAGAATAAGGATTGCGTGGAGGAGCAATCGGATGAAATGATATTAGAGCAGGCTGGAGCTGTGTGCGAGCGCTGTGGATATTCATGTTATTTCATCAATTACCACGATGAAGACGATTTACGAAAATGTCTATTTTGCAATCATTGCAGGTTTAATGAACCTGACTTAGATTGTCTTTATTGTGGATTGGAAGATTCATGTGAGGGTTGCGGGACCCCTTACATAATCACCACACTTTGTAGTTTTACTATACGTGGTGAGGAAGTGAATCTTCTAGAGGGCAAGTGTGTCCTTTGTAAGTATAAAAAGTCATTCCTTAGACTTCTTACTGAACGGCCGAGTGGTTTAGGTCGTGGCGATTCAGTATCGCTAAACCAAAATACCAGCCTGTAGGTAGTTATTGCTTCCTAAGTGGGGTGACAACCCATTTGGAAGAGAATGGACCTACAGGTCTATGGAGACCTGGGCGTTCCCCAAAGGTGTGTACCTTGCACACCGACACATGGTCTCGTGTCACAACCGTCTAGGTGTTGGGATTTACTGATCTTTTACCCAATACTGAATGTATTAAGATTGCTGAAACTTATGAAACAGTTACGGAGCAGATTGATAGCTCCAGAGCCAACGAGAACAGCTCTCAAAACTTGAGTTCTCAAACCGCTGAATTTGTCGACGCGAATCCCGGAGAGGTTTTGGATTTTAAGACCTCCGTGGCCTACAATCCTCTCCCCGATGACCAGACAACTCTTGGCTTAGCCGAGTTTCTGGCTCGACCAACTTTGATTTCAACCCATAGTTGGACGACATCAGCATTTTCAACGACGCAGAATTACGTCTGGCACTCCTTTTTGAACAATACAGTTATTAAAAATAAGTTACAAAACTTTGCGTATATTCGAGGAGACTTGAAGCTTAAGATTGTGGTTAATTGTTCACCATTTTATTATGGTGCTCTAATTGCGTACTACAATCCAATCCAAACGCCAAATTTGGCGAGCACGGCTGTGGATTTTGTTACTATTTCCCAGCGTCCTCATATTTGGATATACCCACAGACTAGTTCTGGTGGTGAGCTTCATGTTCCATTCTTCTATCATAAGAACTATTTACCGCTAGCCGCAGCGAGTGAAATCCGAAACATGGGTGAAATTGTTCTTAAGCAATACACAGCACTGTCTAGTGCGAATGGTGCAACGTCTAACGGATGTACTATTCAAATGTATGCTTGGATGGAGAATGTGCAATTACAGGGCAATTCAACTGCCGCAATTTTACAATCTGGTAAAATGCGAGTCAATGACGAGTACGGAAACGGACCCGTCTCAGCACCCGCAGCGATTTTAGCAAATTGGGCAAACCATCTAAGAGATACTCCAGTGATTGGTAAATTTGCAACTGCCACTCAAATTGGAGCATCTGCAGTTTCACATATTGCGAAATTGTTTGGATGGTCGAATGTTCCTGTTATTGAAGACGTGAAACCAATGAAGAATTTACCTTTTCATGATCTAGCATCTGCACATCTTTCTGAACCTACTGGGAAGATGACACTTGATCCCAAGGGGGAGATCTCTGTAGATCCCACCATTGTCGGATTGAATAATACAGATGAGATGACAATAGCCTGTATAGCACAACATGAAAGTTTTTTAACATCGTCGACATGGGCAACCAGTGATAGTGTTGGGACGCAGTATTTTATTGCGAATGTGACTCCCATACTCTATGATCGTGGATCGATCTCTGCACATGGTACCTATGGTATAGCACAAACACCTATGTGTTTTGTTGCTCGACCGTTTGCTAACTGGCGTGGTGATATTATTTTCAGATTTAAAGTGATTTGTTCACGATTCCATCAAGGACGACTGAGGATCAGTTGGGATCCAGTTGCTGCCAATGATGGTACTACTGATAACACTAATGTCATTTTGACTAAGATTATTGATTTGGCTGAATCAGATGAAGTGGAATTTAGAGTTCCCTATATGCAAGCTGCGCAATGGTCATATACCACTAAGAATATTGGTGATCTTGCCTCAACTAACAATTGGACAAATGGTGCTGGTTCAAAAACCCACTATGTTGATACTGATAATGGAATCATCACTGTCAAATGTTTGACAAACTTATCAGCTCCAATTGACACCGCATCAGTTCAGATCTTTTGTTTTGTGCGAGCTGCAGAGAACTTTATGGTTGCGAATCCTCAGGATTTACCTCGCAGCTTCTCTTGGATCACCATGCAAAGTGGTGTTGCTCAAGTGGATGATGGGGCACTCTCAGATGAATTCCATAAGACGAATTTTGGTGACCCAGTTTTATCCATTAGAACATTGTTGAGAAGATCTGTTAAAGCAGACACTCGCATTAATTTGAACACGTACACTGGTCCATATCGCTTTTCAATGCGGGTGGGTCGATATCCACTGCAAGTTGGTTATGATACCAATGGGTATGCTACCTGCAATGGCGTAGAAACACCTGCAGCAGTATATTCCTTTAATCCAGTGGAAATGAATCCAATGACGTGGTTTTTGCCAGCCTACATTAGTTCACGAGGTTCCATTCGATGGCATCTGAACTTCTTGTATGAGTATAATGGTACCACAAACTATTTGGACTCTATTCAAGTGGTCCGATCAATGTATGCACCTACAGCTGGATCTTGGTCAGCCGCGAATATCTCTGGAACGGCTAATCGTTCGATGGATGTTTGGGCCGAAGATGCAGTTCCTGCAGGTGCTTCAGGTCTTATCCTGTCGAATCAGAAAACTCAGACTGGTATTTCTGTTGAAATGCCTATGAATGTTCCTTATAAGATGATTTACAACAAACCA